CCCAAAAATTTCCCCGGGGGGTCATATTCAGGGATGTTTCCGGGGGCAGTGTCCGAGGAAGGAGCCGAATGAGTAACAAAGTCATCGTCCACAAGAATCGGACGAACACATTAACCGTGAGCATGGGAATGGACGTCTCTGGTGACACGATTACGAGTGAAATTCGTTCGGAGCCTGACATAGAAGCTCCTCTCATCGCCACATGGGTAGTAACCTTCAAGACCGACGGAACTGATGGTGAACTTATTCTCACTATCGACGATCTGGAAGCATCGCAGATCAGAGCCAACAGCGGCTACATGGATCTCAAGCGTATTGTCGACGGAGAACCACTAGCTGTTTTTGACATGGCGCTAGAGGTCAGCTTCCGAGGCTCGGTGACTGCGTGAGTGAAATCAACGTCATCCATCGTGCTCAACATATCATTGTCGATCCGCCAAGTCGTAACATTGAAGTTGTTAACGTAGCAGCGCCAGGATCAACTTCGGGCATTCCTCCACTCGAGGATTGGATAGCTTTACCATTGCTCAATGGTTGGGCTATCTATGGCGCAGAGTTCGAGACTCCTGCATACATGAAGGATCCTTTTGGGTTTGTACACATGAAGGGTCTGATAAGGCATGACACAGACAGAACAAAGGCCATAGGGTTACTTCCGCTTGGGTACAGACCAGCTCACACAATGAGTTGGGTGGTTGGTACCGCGGCAACAACACCCTCGGATCTACGTATTGGTGGAGTTGGTTCAGTTCAAGGTGACGGTATGCTCCAATTAATTGGTGTTACTGTCGCAGCTTCTCATTGCTTCCTTGACGCTATATACTTCAAAGCTCGATAAGTAAGGAAGGAGACTAGATGCCTCGGGGCCGTAAGCCAGCTCGTAGGCCAGCTACAACAGATGAGAATCGCGAGAATCAATTAGTCTCCTTGGCAATAGATCTGGCCGAAAGGCAACTCACAGAGGGTACTGCGTCCGCACAAGTCATTACGCATTACCTGAAGCTCGGTTCCACAAGAGAACGGCTTGAGCAAGAGCGTCTGGGGAGGGAAAACGAACTTCTTGGCGCTCGAGTCAGTGCGATGGAGTCCGCGAAGAAGATCGAAGAGCTATATGGCGCGGCTCTAGACGCGATGCGTTCATATGCTGGGCGAGAAGTCCAAGATATGGACGAAGATTATGACGACTAAGTGTTATTCGAATCTAAAACGACTTGAGACCTTCGATGAGAGACTTGAGTATCTCCGATTATTTGCGGATGTCGGACGGAGTACTTTTGGCTTTGATCGCTATATTAATCAGCGTTTTTATACCTCATATGAGTGGAAAAGGGCCCGACAAGAGGTTATTGTACGCGATAACGGCTGTGATTTGGGCGTGCGTGGTTTTGAAATTCACTCTGATCTTCTTATTCATCACATCAACCCGATAGACGTAGATGACATTCTTCACGGAGAAGAATGGATCTTTGACCCTGAATATCTCATTACAACGACACAGAGGACGCACAATAAGATCCATTTCGGCGACGATATGGGGGGTCCCAAGGTAGTTCTCTCTCGTTCACGAGACGATACCAAGCTTTGGTAGGAGAGGATATGGAAGAAAGCATTTTAAAGAGCACTAAAAAGATTCTTGGTCTCGAAGCGGATTACACTCCGTTTGATTTGGATATTATCACGCATATTAATGCGACTTTCTCCATCCTCAATCAGCTTGGTGTCGGTCCTGAGGCAAGTTTCTTCATCGAAGACGATACTGCCGTGTGGTCGGACTTCGGTGTTCCTGAAAACCAGCTGCACCTTGTCAAGACGTACGTTTACTTGAAGGTTCGTCTTGTATTTGATCCCCCCGCTACGTCTTACTTGATCAACGCTGTCACTGAGCAGATCAAGGAATACGAATGGCGGCTCAATGTGTTCCGTGAGTACGAGCTTTACCCGCCAGAGGAGGTGATCTATCTAAATGCAGACCGCGCCAGAAGTAGCCGCGTTTATCGAGCACTACGGCACCAAAGGGATGAAGTGGGGCGTCCGTAAGAAGCGGGCACCAATCAAGACAAGTAGCGATTACAAGAAAACTGCTCCTCTTCGCAAGCGGAAGACGCCTGAGCTGACGAACAAGCAACTAAAGGCTGTTAACGAACGAATTAATCTTGAGCAAAACTATAATCGGATGAATCCAAGTACGGTAAAGCGTGGAACAGTAGCCGCCGCGTCAATTCTTGCCACCGCGCAGATTGGCGTCACGGCTTACAACATGCTTAACAGCCCCGCAGCAAAGGCAGCAAAGGCAAACGCCAAGCGTGCTTTGAAGACTCAACCAAGACGAGGACAGCAACAGTTATTCTTCTGAGTTAGGAGGAGACCGTGGTTCTGTCAAACACTGCAACACCTATGTACTACGGTCAATTCCGGCAATCAGTTCTGCGCGGAGAGATTCCCGTCAATAGGGAAATCTCCATGGAGATGAATAGGATTGACGAACTCATTGCAAACCCAAACATCTTCTATGACGATCAAGCGATTACTGGTTTTATCCAGTATTGTGAGTTCGAACTCACTCTTACTGATGGCAGTGATCTACATCTACTTGACTCGTTCAAACTCTGGGCGGAACAAATCTTCGGATGGTACTTCTTTGTCGAGAGAAGCGTCTATGAGCCTAATACTAACGGGCGAGGTGGACACTACGTCACCAAATCCATCAAGAAGAGGCTCGTCACAAAGCAATATCTCATCGTTGCAAGAGGCGCGGCTAAGTCGATGTATGCATCCTGCATACAGGCCTTCTTCTTAAACGTAGACACAGAGACTACGCATCAGATCACAACCGCGCCAACCATGAAGCAAGCGGACGAAGTGATGTCGCCCTTCAGGACTGCAATCATCCGGTCGAGGGGGCCTTTGTTTAGGTTCCTGACTGAGGGATCATTGCAGAACACCACGGGATCACGCGCCCAGAGAGTGAAGTTGGCCTCCACTAAGAAGGGGGTGGAGAACTTTCTCACCGGCTCTCTTCTCGAAGTCCGTCCTATGACGATCAACAAGCTTCAGGGGCTAAGGCCAAAGGTATCGACGATCGACGAATGGTTGTCCGGCGACATCAGAGAGGATGTGGTCGGCGCAATTGAGCAAGGCGCGTCGAAGCTCGAGGACTATCTGATCGTTGCGACGAGTTCAGAAGGTACGATCCGAAACGGTTCCGGTGACACCGTCAAAATGGAACTTGCGAGCATCCTTCGAGGAGATTACCAAGCGCCTCACATTTCGATCTGGCATTACAAGCTGGATGAGATCGAAGAAGTAAGCCATCCAGAGGTTTGGCTGAAGGCCAATCCAAACTTAGGCAAGACGGTTACCTATGATGTTTACCAGCTCGATGTGGAGAGGGCCGAAAAGGCCCCCGCTTCTCGTAATGACATTCTTGCAAAACGATTTGGTATTCCTATGGAAGGGTTCACGTACTTCTTCACGTACGAAGAAACCATTCCACATCGACCGAGAGAGTTCTGGGGTCTTCCGTGCGCGCTTGGAGCGGACCTCTCACAAGGAGACGACTTCTGTGCGTTTACGTTGCTCTTTCCGTTTGCAAATTACTCGTTCGGAGTCAAGACCAGAAGTTACATCACTACCTTGACTCTCTACAAACTTCCAGGTGCCATGAGAACTAAGTATGAAGAGTTCATTGGAGAGGGAAGTTTGCACGTGCTCGAGGGAACTGTCCTTGACATGATGGAAGTTTACGAAGATCTTGATGCATTCATTCGTCAAAACCAGTACGATGTTCGATGTTTTGGCTTCGACCCATACAACGCCAAGGAATTCGTCACCAGATGGGAGCAAGAGAACGGCCCATACGGAATCGAAAAGGTTATTCAAGGCGCAAGGACAGAATCGGTTCCACTTGGCGAACTAAAGATTCTATCCGAAGAAAGAAAGCTAATCTTCGATCAAGAACTAATGTCATTTGCGATGGGAAACGCCGTTACACTTGAAGATACTAATGGAAACCGTAAACTTCTAAAGAAACGAGCTGACGAAAAGATTGACAACGTCTCGGCCATGATGGACGCATACGTTGCATACAAGGCTAACAAGGAGGCGTTCGAATGACCATCACAGATGAGGATGTTTATGCATATTTAGAACATCATGGGGTTAAGGGGATGCGATGGGGTACCAGAAAGGCTGCTCCTGGCCCTACAGGACGTAAGCCGGCCGGGAAAAGCCCAATTGAAGCTGAAATAGCTAGGCGAAAGCGTAACGATCGTATCGCAACTGGCCTAGCTGTTGGCGCAATCGGCTTATTGGTCGCTAATCAAATCCTTTCATCTAATCGAAAGAAGCAACTGAAGGAAATAAGCAGGCAGGCAACGCGGCAAAGTTTGAACAATGCGTCAAAAGCAAGCCAGCTATTTGGGGCATATAAAAAGACCCCCATGACACAAGTTGTGAGGACTGGTTTCGCGGTTGATACAGCAGGATCAGCTGCGCCAATCCTAAGAAGGATCAGCGCTCGGCCAGGGAGGTGATTCGTGGCACTTATTGATCAGTTGAAGAAAGCTTGGAATGCATTTCGCAATAATCCGACCGATATCAACGATTCTTTGGATTATACTACCCCATATTATGGTGGAGTATCGCCTTCTAGACCACGATATCAGCTGTATAATGAACGATGAATCATATCCTCTGTTTATACTACCTTACGTGACGATGTCTCTGGGCTTCCTTTGAAGCACATCAGAGTTGACAAAGATGGTCGATATCTTGAGGATATGGCAACGCATTTGAATGAATGTCTTGTCTGGGAGCCCAATTTAGACCAATCTCCAAGGGCATTTCTTCAAGATATTGCTATGACGTTGTTCGATAAGGGCGTTGCTGCCATTGTCCCTGTCGATACGTCAAGAGATCCACAGACCAACCTACTTTATGACATTTATAGCCTTCGTGTTGGGGACATCGTCACTTGGTATCCAAAGCATGTAAGAGTTAATGTTTACAATGAGAATGAAGGCCGTCGAGAGGAGGTAACGCTCGAAAAGCGCAGTGTGGCCATTATCGAGAACCCGTTGTATTCGGTTATGAATGAACCGAACTCAACTTTGCAGCGGTTGATCAGAAAGCTTGGCCTTCTGGATGCCGTTGATGAGCAATCGGGTTCGGGGAAGCTGGATCTAATCATTCAGTTGCCCTACGTCATCAAGTCTGAAGCCAGACGTCAACAAGCTGAGCAAAGACGAGAGGACATCGAGTTCCAGCTTAAGGGTAGTCAGTACGGAATTGCCTATACGGATGGAACCGAGAAGATCACACAGCTTAATCGACCTGCTGAGAACAATCTCTTAAAGCAAGTTGAGTATCTAACCAATCTGTTGTATAGCCAGCTGGGTCTAACCCCAGAAGTTATGGACGGCACCGCGGACGAGGATGCCATGGTGCTCTACTACAGCAGGACGATCGAGCCAATCCTCGATGCCATTGTTCAAGCCATGCAAAGAGCGTTCCTTGGGCCCATGGGTTCGCTTGGTGATCAACGAATTAAGTACTTCCGGGATCCGTTCAAGTTGGTTCCGGTTAAAGACATTGCTGAGATTGCTGATAAGTTCACTCGTAATGAGATTCTGTCGGCCAATGAGATCAGAACGAGTTTGGGTATCAAGCCATCGTCTGATCCAAAGGCAGATCAGCTAGTTAACAGCAACATGCCGCAACCAGAACCTCAGCCTGCATTAGCATCAGCTCCGGGGCCTCTAGCTTTAGAAAGGGCAAGTCAAAATGGAACCTGATTTCAGTGGTTACGCCACCAAGGCAGGACTCCAGTGCTCTGACGGTCGAACCATCATGCCTGGTGCATTCAAGCACCAAGACAAGGCACGGGTTCCGCTCGTCTGGCAGCACGGTCACACTGACCCGGAGAACGTTCTTGGGCACACGATCCTGGAGAACCGTGAGGATGGCGTATTCGCCTACGGTTACTTCAACGGAACGGGGAAGGCTGCTCACGCCAAGGGACTTCTCGAGCATGGCGACATCACCATGTTGTCCATCTGGGCGAACGAGTTGATCGAGCGTTCGGGCCGGGTCATCCACGGAGCAATTCGAGAGGTGAGCCTTGTTCTCTCCGGAGCCAATCCTGGCGCGCTCATCGAGAGTGTTCGGATTCGTCACAGTGACGGCGAAGACGAGACGTTGGAAGACGAGGCCATTATCTATACCGGTCTCGAGCTTCACCATGCCGACGGTGAGGCTGATCCGCCAGCTGATGAGGGCGATGGCGAGACCATTCAAGATGTTTATGATTCAATGAATGAGAAGCAGAAGCAAGTCCTTCATTACATGCTGGGCCAGGCGTTGAATGAAGCTGACGGCGAAGAAATGCAACAAGGTAATCTCGATGATCAGACCGAAGAGAACGATAAGGAAGGGACCGGAATGACCCGCAACGTCTTTGAGACTGGTGCTCCGAAGGACGAATCAAAGCCAGTTCTCTCTCACAGCGACATGCAGGCGATCGTTGCCGACGCGTCCAAGCTGGGATCCCTGAAGGCTGCGGTTGAGGGTTATGCCCTTTCTCACGGCATCAACCAGATCGACACCCTCTTCCCTGAGGCCCAGGCGCTCACCTCGGCTCCGGAGTTCTTCACGCGTCGTACCGAGTGGGTCAACTCGGTTCTCAACGGAGCGCGGAAGAGCCCTTTCAGCCGGGTGAAGACCCACTGGGCTGATCTCACGTACGACGATGCGCGTGCGAAGGGTTACATCACCGGCGAAGAGAAGCAGGAGGAGTTCTACGGAACTGCTCGCCGGGAGACCAACCCGCA